GTCCGCCACGGACGCCTTGAATGAGTTATTGGCAGCCGCCGAGCCAGCTAAGGGCTACTCGGCACTGTTGTTGGTACAACGTATGCGAGCCGCTGAACTGGCACTCGCGCAGGCAACACGAAACTAGAAGCGGCACATGCCGCGCAGTGAAGGAGCACAACATGGACCCTGAGATCAAGCGATTGTATGACGAGGCCAATGCCCTGCACCTGCAGGCCAAGGCCATCGCAGACGAATTCAAGGGCAAGGACATGCCGGCGGAGAAGATGCAACAGTGGCAGACCTTGCTCGACCAGGTGGACGCCAAGATCGAGGCGGCCAAGTCCAGGGAACGCCAAGTGGAGCAAGAAGCCTTCATGAACGATCCCGCCACGCGCCTGGACGCCAAGATGAACGATGGTGGTCAGGAAACGAAGATCGTCTGGAACGGGCGTGAGTTGGATGCCGGGGAAATCGCTGACTTGAAGATCGGCGCCTTCCCCGCCTTCATCGGTAAGCTGAACGAACCCTATGCTAAGGCGTGGCGCGCCTATATGCGCAAGGGCGCCGGCCTCCTGACGACCGAACAGGTCAAGGCCTTGTCGGTGGGCACCGCGCCGGAAGGCGGCTATCTGGTGCAGGATACGTTCCTGAACCAGTTGATCGTCAAATCGCGCGAGGTAAGCGCAATGCGACGCATCTGCAATGTGTTGCCTCCTGTACCTATGGGTGCAGTCATCGTCCCCACCGAAGACAGCGTGTTCTCCGATGCTGAATGGACGACTGAATTGGCTACGGGCAGTGAGGATACGATAGCCCCAGCCGGCCAGAAGCGTTTGACGCCGCATCCAATGGCCAAACGTGTGAAGGTCTCAAACACCTTTTTCCGCACGCCCGGTTTTGATGTGGAAGGGTATGTGCGAGACCGCCTGGCGTACAAGTTTGGTGGAACGGAGGAAAATGGTTTTGTCAATGGCCTGGGGGTGAATGGTGCCCTGGGTATTCTGAATACCCCCAGTTTGCCAACGCATACCACTGATTCCTCGAACGCTGTGTATGGCAACGACATCATCAACTTTCTCTACAAGTTGCCTGCGGCCTATGCCCAGCGCGCGCGTATCCTTTGTAACCGTGCGTTCGTGCGCAAAGTGCGCCAGATCACCAAGGCCAATGCCGCGACGGCGTTCACGAACTATCTCTGGCAGCCCGGCCTGCAGCCCGGCGTTCCCAACACGATCTTGGACACGCCCTATGAGATTTCGGACCGTTTCGATGATGGCTTGGATACGAGCGACGATTGGGAAGACAACGCCATAGTCGCAGTGGTGGGCGACTTTAGCTACTACTGGATTGTGGATGCGTTGACCATGTCCATCCAGAGGCTGGTGGAACTTTATGCTGTAACCAACCAGACCGGCTACATCGGGCGCAAAGAGGCCGATGGCATGTGTATGTTGGCGGAGGCATTCTGCGCCCTGAAGATCAAGGCGTAATCCGGCGAGTACAAGTCGTTTGTAGGCTTTTCAAGAGGGCGTGATAGACCCTATCGCGCCCTATAGAACAAGGAGAACAACATGATCAAGTCTGTATACCACGACCTCAAGATCACGCCGCAGGTGATCAAGGCGGCAGACAACGAGACCCTCAACGGCGCCGGCGTGGACATGTCCGGGTACGAAGGTGTGGCGTTCGTTGCCTATGCTCTCAAAGGGGAAATCCTGGCCATCACCATGAAGGCACAGCAAGACACGGATGCGGCCTATGGCACAGCAGCTGACTTGCTGGGGACTTCACTTAGCCTGGCAACCACAGTAGGGGCCGATGGGATTGCCCTTTTGGACATCAAGAACCCCACCGAACGCTATGTGCGCCCGGTCATCACCATGCCTGACGCCACCACTGCCAAGTCTTTGGCCGTGATCGCCATCCAGTACAACGGCCGGACTTTGCCCGAAGTGGTGACGCACCTGACAGGGGCCGAATTCCACGTGTCGCCCGCTGAGGGCACGGCGTAAGAGGCTCCTATGACCCTGGTCAGTATCAGCGAAGTCCGTGCACTTGTGCAGACAAGCCGAAACGATGCGCAGATCCAGACGCTCATCGAGCGCGTGGAGGCGGATGTCGTAGCGTATGCGGGAGCACACTATGTAGATACCGAAACTTCGGTCACTGAAGTGTTGGATGGCAGCTTGCGCAATCTCTACTTGCAGCGCCGTGTGGCGAGCATCACCTCTGTGACCGAAGATGACGCGATACTGACCAGTGCGGACTATCGCCTATGGGCCGGCCAAGGGCGCCTCGAACGATTGCCAGTTGGTTCGCGTTGGGGGAGTGTCGTTGAGGTGGCCTATGTTCCCGCCGACGACACGCCACGACGCAAAGAGGTGATCATCGAACTGGTGCGCCTGATGTTGGAGCGCACAGCTATGAAAGCTGAGAACGTGGCTGGCGAGTACAGCTATACGGCTCCCGATTGGGAGACAGAGCGGGCACGGATTCTCCGTCGCCTGACATTCGGAGAGGTGTAGACATGACGCGACAAACGTGGGCAGGCTTGGGGTTGACGATGGCCGCTTTGCTTTTGGCTTTGGTGCTCTTCCTGGGAGGGCCGGCAGGCGTAGCGGCTACGGCAGTCACCCTGACGCCACAAAGCATTGGTGTGACGCCGATCACGCCGACCTATACGACCATCCTGACCGACGGGATCGTATTCGGTAACAGCGGCGCGCAGATTCTGGATTTCAAGAATGGCACAGCCAACACGGTCTATATCACTGTGGAAACTACCTTCGAGATCATGGGCTTTGCCATCCCCGACCTGTATTTCACCATCCCGGCGGGGGGGCAAAAGATGATCGGACAGTTGCCACCGGCTGTGTTCAACAATACCAGCGGTCAAGTGCAGGTGCGCGCGGACGTGTATTCGGGGGTAACGATGGCCCTGTATCGAGTGAAGTAACGATGAGCCTGGATGCGCATCTGATCCATACCTGTACCGTTGAGCGCCCGGTGACCAGTCAGGATGCTTATAACAATACCATACCCCAGTATGAACCATTATACAGTGACTTGCTCTGTCGCCTGGTTGTGAAAATGCAACGCCTGGTAAGCAGTGAGCATGCTGCCGGCCTTGTTATAACTACTTTCACACTGCTGGTTCCCGGCGATACGCAGTTACAGGAACGGGATCGGATCACAGGGATCACGCTGGAAGATGGCTCAAGTGATCCCCGGATTTTCACCGTCAAGGCTCTGTTGCCCAGACACACGCGACACATACATCATCTCAGCGTAGGGCTGGAGGCTATCTCGTGACAGAGACCGTGATCTGGACATGGCGCGGCGAGGAGGTACTCCAGAAGGCCACCATAGCGGCCAGCGGGGGCCTCGCCGAGTTTGGGTTGGAAGCTGAAAAAGCGGCCAAGCAGGAACTATATCCAGGGCATGGCTATCTGACGGGCACATTGCAGCGCTCCACACACGTCGCCACACCAGGGTATTCCTGGTTGAGTGACAACGTAGAGCCAAGTGAATCATCGCCAGAGCGTGGCGGACAGTTGGCAGTGCCGGGTAGGGTGGGGAACAAACTGGCGCTAGAACTGGGCAGTGGAATGCGCTACGCCGTTCCAGTGCATCAAGGACACCATGGGCGCGAAGGGTATCACTGGTTGGTCATTGGGGTCCAGAAGACGGTGTCCAAGATCGCCGCAATCTTGGAGAAGCGCAAGTTATGATTGACCCCATCGAAGCAACCATCGCCTATCTGCGCACCGACACGGCCTTGGGAGTCTTGGTGGCGGATTGTATTGCCGGCAAGCACCACTATGCGGATGAGTGGGCGCAGGGCCAAACGGCGCTCACAGTGCGAGCCGATGGCGGTACTCCTGACGTTTACGCGCCTGAGCACAAGGTGCGGCTGGAGATTATGTGTTACGCCAGCAATGCACCTGCGGCGATGGCCGTTTGGAAGCGCCTGGTGGGGATCAGCCGAAACACGACGCGGGTCATGGTGGGTACGACGCAAGGCAATGCCTTGGTCTACAGTTTTCTGCCCAGCAGCGAGCCCAGTCAGTTATATGACGAAAAGTTGGGCATGGACGTATGCCTGGCCTTTTTTGAGATCATGGTGGCTGAGTAAAGGAGTTGGATATGGAGAGTTATGAACTACTGACGGGCGTGGGGCGCATCTATGTGGCCTCTGTGGGCACAGCCTTCCCAGTCTTGACCGCAGTGCCCAGCGGGTCATGGCGCGACATGGGTGAGACCAGCGGGGGCGTGACAGTCAACTATGGCCAGACCCTGAAAGAAATCGAAGTGGATCAGGAGACAGGGCCGGTGAAAGCGGTGCGCACCAAGGAGGACTTGGAGATCGAGACCAAGTTGGCGATTGGCACACTGGAAAACCTGGCCGACGCGCTGGGAGTCACTGTGACGGACACTCCGCCAGGATCCGGCACTATCGGCACACGCGAGATCTCGCAGTATGCCGGCAGTGTGGTGAACGAATTCGCCTTCCTGTTCCGAGGCTCATCGCCTTACGGCGATTATCCGGCGCAGTACGAACTGCCGCGCGGGTACTTCACGGGCAAGGTGAAATTGGATCACGACGTGGACAAGGGAGTATTGATCCCGGTCACGTTCAAGGCTTTGGTAGACTTGGACGCGGCTACCGACGCTGAGAAATTCGGGCGACTGGTCGCTCAGGATGCAGATGCGCTGTAAGTGAGATGGTTATAAACGGGGGATAGGGAGAGGCCTTATCCCCCTGGGACCAAGGAGAAATTAGTTGAACGAGAAGCGTCAGGGCGTTCTGAATCTGGATGAACTGTTTGGCACAGCTAAACCGGTGCGTGTGGTTTGGGATGGGCGCGAGTATGAACTGCTACGTCCCGAGGGCATCGACCCCCATGCCTATGTGCGCTTTGAGCGTCTGCGCAATCGCCTCACGATCCTGCAAGGTATCCTCCAGAACACCGAGATGCAAGGATCGAACGATGCAGAGACGATTCAGAACGAAGAAAAGTGGGCCAACGCAATCACCGAGGTGGTGGATGCCCTGCTGACCATCGTATGCCCGGCTTTCATGCAGGTGCAACCCTCATTCCAGGTCAAGACCAGGGCATTGCAGTTCTATTTTGAGCAGGTCATGCCAACGACCGAAGACCCAAAAAAAGCGCTTCCCCAGAACCAGACTGGGGCCTGATCTTCCCACGTTTGTCGTTCTGGTATGGCCTGCCGCATGCCGATCTCTGCCACATGCCTTTTGCGACGATCAACGCGTACTTGGACAAGTTGCCTGTCCTACAGGCGGAGTTATGTCTGATGTTAAGTCAGGTGATCAGGCTCCCTCATATGAATAGCCAAGATGCGGAGCAGTTGCTCAAACAGTGGGAAGGCCTTGTCTTTCGATCGGAATGGACCAAAGCACCCGTTCCTCCGGCAGTGTTGAGGATGATAGGCATCGGAGTACGTCATGTCGCCAGTTAGCTTGGGTGAGGCGGTTCTGGTCCTTACAGCGGATCTGGATCGCCTCGACCGGGACTTGGGTAGCGCCCATACACTGACCTCAAGCCATTTGCAGCGCTTCGGCAATGCTTGCACAGGCGCAGGAGCGACGATGAGCCTGGCGCTGACGGCCCCCATCCTGGCCTTCGGTACCCTCATGGCCACGACCACGGGCGACTTTGAATCTCAGATGAACATTCTGAGCACAGCCGCGCGGGGATCAGGCACAGACCTGGAGACTCTGCATAGTGTAGCTTTGCAGATGGGCCAAGACACGACCTTGTTTGGCACGAGCGCGACGACGGCCGCGACGGCCATGACCAATATGTACAAGGCGGGGTTGACCACCAATGAGATCTTCTCAGACTTGCAAGGCTATATGGCCGGCACAACGCCCCTGGTGGGGGCGTTACGCTCAGCCATTGATCTGGCGGCGTCCAGCGAGTTGAACCTGGACGAGGCCAGTGATCTGGTGGCTGTGAGCATGGCCACGTTCGGACTGAACGCGGATGAAAGCGCACGCATCGTCAATTCGCTGGTGCGCACCGCCGACGCTTCGGTTTCCAGCGTGCGTGAACTGGCAGAATCGTTCCGCGTGGCCGGCCCCACTGCAGCAACGTTTGGCTGGTCTCTGGAAGACACCAATACGGCGTTGGCTATCCTCTCTTCGCGTGGCGTTACAGGAGCTGATGCGGGCCAGGCGCTCAAAAGCATGATGACCAACCTCATGCGACCAACGGACGACGTGAAAGAAGCGATGGGGAGGCTGAATGTTACACTCTACGATGCCAACGGGCGCATGCGCTCTTTGCCGGATATCCTGGGGCAGTTGAGCCGCGGCTTTACAGGACTGACCGAGGAGGAGCGCAATACCGACATCCAGACCCTGGCCGGCATGCGTGGGATGCGCGCCATGCAGACCCTGGTGACCGAGGGAGTCCCTGGGTGGAATGCCATGTCGAGCGCCATTGGACGCGCAGCCAGCGCGCAGGAAGTGGCAGCGGCGCGCGCCCAGGGCTTTCAGTTCAACCTGAACCTGCTCAAGGATAGTACCCAGACGCTCATGGTCACGGCCTTCGAGCCGTTCATGCGCAACCATCTGACTCCCTTAGTACAACATCTGCAAGCCATCACCTCTGAATTGATGCGCACCAACCC